AGAGAGAATATGAAAACAGTTATCAATACTAGAGAAGATTTAGATGCTATTGCTGGCACTCCTGAGCATGAGCAGTTTATGCAAATGCTTAAAGGCTCAATGACACGAAATCAAAACATTCAAGTGTATCCAGAGGGATACAGTCAGCCAGATTATTCTGGTGAAAAATTAGAGCCAATTTGGGAAGTTGTTGAGAATTTATCAATCATTCAACGCTTTGGATTTACTAAAGCTGATTTTGAAAACTTAACAACTCGCTTAAATGCGTTAGAAGGAAAATAAAATGGAATTTACATGGAATGTAGTACAGATGGACAGACAATCGGCCACCGGCTTTGTCATTACAGTTCACTACAATGTATCAGCAGTAGATGGTGAATTTACTGCTTCTACATACGGCACAGTAGGCTATACACAAGAAGAAGGTAGTTATATTCCTTTTGAGCAATTAACGAAAGAAATCGTAGTAGACTGGGTACAGAACTCGCTTGGTAAAGACACAGTAGAAGAATCTTTGACAGCACAGATTGAAGCTCAGAAGAATCCTGTTACTGAATCTGGATTACCTTGGGCCTCAGCACCAACTGCAGAATAATATAAGGTACTACCATGAGCCTTTCAAATAACTTCCCGTCCATCAGACCAAGCCTACTCCTAGACTTTGCTAACACTGATGTTATCGGTACTATCTACAGACCTACTGAAGCAGTTGATGAAGAAGGTAATCCAGTTATGGAGGAGTTAACTGGGTATCATGTCAATATCCGAGCAGTAGCTGGTGAAGACACTACTGATATTGCACCATTCGCTGTAGTTCCTGCTAATCCTGTAAGAATCTGGGCTAGTTAACAAATAGTCTCTTTAAATGATTGCGGTGGATGCGTCCTCCAACGAACGAGTTATAGTACTCATCAGGTTTTAACAATACGTTGTTGACAACCTGTTCTCTTAACTCGATGTAGGAGCATTCACCTTTTGAATAGCAATAGTGTAGTATCTCTCTCGTAAAGTTCTCACTACCAAGATCGATGACGTCCTGCTTCAACTCTTCATTGGATCCATAATAGGTCTTCCAATCTGAAGCAGTCTTGGACTTAATCTTTTTCTTCTTCTTCTCTCCGGATTTCAGAGTAACTGTTTTCGTCGAAGTACGGGAAAACTTGGCTAGCTTTTTGCCAATGTATTTATGTTGACTAGTCAGATTAACTATCAAATATACAAAACCCACACAATCTTCTGGTAATTCTTTTACCTCTTGTCCTTGATAAATCCACATAGTAAGCACCGAAAAGTTATAGTTTAATAATCGTCGGAGTAAATCCCATTATTATCGTCGTAACTCGTTTCTTCGTCGATTAAATCGATTTCATCAACTGTTTCTTGTCCACAATACGGGCAGTAGTTGAGTTTGGCAGTTTCTTCTTCGAATGTAACTTCAAAGTTAATGCCACATGCAAAGCATTCGGTCATAGTGATAGTCCTGTAGTAACTTCTTTTGATAAGAGATATGATTGTAATTGAGGAAGACCACCAATTACATTATCATTTTCTGTAATAAGGGGAAACTGTTTAATTTCTGGAAAGGTTTCAACAAAGTCACGAGTTGTAATATCATCGGGAACTTTAACTGTTTGGTAATCCACCTTCTTAAAATCAAGAAGTGCTTTGGCTGCAATACAATACCCGCAACCATCCATTGTGTAAAACTTAATCATAGTGATAATCCTTTGAGTGTATCAGAGGTAGCATCTTGTTTAATACCTCCAATAACATAACTTGAAATTTGTGTTTCCTGAGGAGCAACTTGCACATTAGATCCAGCAATCCAACGTTCTGTCCAGGGAAGCGGATTTGCCTGAGGTACTGTATAAGGACATTGAATATTAAGCGCTCGCATGCGGCGGCAACCAATCCATTCAATATAATCTCCCAACAACTTCTCATTCAAACCAATCATAGAACCATCTTTAAATAAGTATTTAGCCCATTCTTTTTCCTGCTCGATTGCAGTTACAAAAATCTGTTGAACTAATGGCTCACACTCTTTACGGATTTCTTCGTATGAACTATCTTCTTTTAAGAGTGATTTAATAATAGTTGTACTAGCGGCAAGGTGTAGATTCTCATCTCGCGCAATCAATTTAATAATCTTGGCGTTACTTTCCATACTCTTTAACTCAGCGAACGCCCATGAACATGCAAATGAAACATAGAAGCGTACACCTTCAAGAGCGTTAATTGCATGAAGCATTAACCATAGTTTCTTTTTGAGTTCGCGTTTACTAATACTGACAAACTTACGCTCAAGACTAACCTTATCCTCAATCGCAAATTTACCTTCACCTAACAGTTCGTGCCATTGAGCATACTTTATAAAGTCATCATAATATTGTGTAATATCATCAGCACAATTTGCAATCTCTTTTATATCAAGCATGTCATCAAAGACTACTGATGGATTAGGATATACGTTACGAATAATATGAGTATAAGAACGTGAGTGAATTGTTTCAAAGAACGCCCATGTAGTAACTAATGGTTCTAATTCTGGAATAGAAACAAATGGTAATAGTGCTGTGGTTGGGCCTCTTCCTTGAATAGAATCTAACATAATCTGACGCTTTAAGTTAGATGTAAAGATATGCTTTTCATGTGGATCTAAATTAGCAAAATCTGAACGATCTTTTGATACATCAATCTCCTCAGGTCTCCAAAAGAATCCTAATTGCTTATCTGTCATTCTATCAAGTACAGGATACTTTACTTGATCGTATCTCGCAATATCAACTGATCCATCAAAAAACATCATTGAATCAAGATGAGATTGATCTTTCTTTTTAAAAATAGCCATTTTAATCTTTATTTAAATTTTACAGGAATCGCAATCTTCTTCGTCATCAATATTATCATCTTGAATATTATCACCATCTGAAGAAGACTCGCTTTTAACTTCACCAGCGCCATCATGTGTATTGTTGTAATAGAGTTGCTTGCCCCCGAACTTATAGAAGGTGACAATATCACGAATAAGTTGAGACATTGGTACTTTTGATTCTTCAAAAAACTCTGGATTATATGAAGTGTTAACAGATATCCCTTGGTCAATATACTTTTGTAGAATAGCACAAATCTTTAGGTAACCATCCGGAGTCTTTTGATCCCATAATAGATCATATTGATTCTTGAGACGATGATAACCTGGAACAACCTGAGCACTCACACCATCTTTAGATTGCTTATAAGATACTAAAGCGCGAGGAGGTTCAATACCATTTGTACTATTCGAAATTTGCGCTGATGTTTCAGCAGGCATTAGCGCCATTAATGTTGAGTTACGAATACCAAACTCTTTAAGATCCTTGCGAAGTTGTTTCCAATCCATGCGTTCATTTGGTTTAACTAACTCATCTACATCTCGCTTATATGTATCAATTGGCACAATTCCATGTCCATATTTTGTTTCCATTAACTTTGGAATAGCACCTTTTTCTTTTGCAAGATCCACCGATGCTTTAATCAAGTAATATGACCACGCTTCAGCAAAGCGATCTACTTCAGCAAAGGCCGATTCATCATACTTTAAACCACGTTTAGCAAGGAAGTATGCAAGGTTAATAATACCTACACCAAGAGGCCGACGGTTCTTTGTACTTTGCTTTGCAGCAGGTACTGGATACCCTTGATAGTCAAGTAAGGCATCGAGAACTCGGACGGTGATTGAACAATATTTTTCAAAGTCGGAGGGTTCGTTAATGAGACCCCAGTTAATGGCCGACAAAGTACACAATGAGATTTCAGCTTCTTCATCATCTGCAGAATTTAAAGGTTTACAAGGAAGGTTAATCTCACAATTGTGAACTAATATTCCATTTGCATAAAAGTTTTCATTTTTATCAACAGTAATATCATATACGTCTTCACAATAATCTAGGTATTCAATTTTTAACATATTTTTTTCTTCCATTTTACTTTATTTTACGCTTTCCTAAATTTGCTTTTCTTAAAAGTTCTCTATGTTCTGGACTACGAAAATGTGGCTTATATTCTAATCCTAATTCTTCTTTAAGAATATTAACAAAATTCATGTAATCACCATTAAATCTCATTTTTGAAAACGATTTAGGAAAATATAATCCTATTTTTTTAGCTTCTTTAATCTCAGAACTATTTATAAAATGTGAAATTATATTACCTTTAATGCGTCAGTTTCAACAAGATCTTGCGCTTCAACATATCCACGATTCATGGTATATACCCTATGATCAGGAGTGCATACTATTGAATTCCCTTGATCATCAGTGATTCGCATTAATGTTGCGTTTTTACGAGTCATTGCTGAAGCTTTTACTTTTCTAAATTCGTCTTCGCCAGTTTTATTATTACGACTAAGTACTTTCATATCTGTAGTAACATCTTTTAGCATTGCATCAGTAATTGAACCATCTCTTAATTCAACAGTAACAAATGTATCTCCCGTTAAACAACAGAGATTTGATTGACGGATAGGTGCTACTTCAGGTATGAAAGAACCATGCTCATTTGCATGATCTACGTTCATTAGGTAAATTCTACCTGTATCTTTACGCTCAGTGATAAACATTGAGAATACATCAATTGCAGGTAGACTTATCTTTCGGATAGTAGGATCTGCTTCATACATTTCATATAAGCGTTTAAACTCAGTTTGATTTGCATAGAAGTTTTCAAGCAATCCAGGAACATCGTTTGGAGAGAAGAGAGTAATATTACCTCCACTCAAAAGACGCTCATACATTGTTTTATTGAATTGAAACGCGTAGTCCATATGACGCACACGATTCTCTTCAGTACCTTTGTTATTCTTTAATACGATAAGACTTTCAAATTCTAAATGCCAGATTGGAATGTACACAGTAGCAGCACCTCCGCGTACACCACCTTGACTACAAGATTTTACAGCAGCCTGAAAATACTTAAGAAAAGGAATAAGGCCAGTGTGAACGACGCTGCCGTCACCAATCCGAGAACCAAGAGCCCGGATAGCCCCGACTGCAATGCCGATGCCAGCCTTTTTAGAAATGTATCGCACCACTGAGGTAACGGTAGCGTTAATTGAATCCAACGAATCGCCAGACTCAATGAGGACACAACTAGAAAACTGGCGCGTAGGGGTACGGACACCAGCCATAATAGGGGTTGGGAGAGAAACATAAAAGAGCGAGATAGCATCGTAGAATTCTTTAACATACTTTAATCGAGTTTCTTTTGGATATGATGAGAAGAGTGTAGCTGCAATCATGATATAAAGAACTTGAGGAGTCTCATAAGGCATCTTAGTCAAACGATCTTGAACTAAGTACTTACTACGAAGTTGCTCCATTCCAACATAAGTAAAGGTATCATCCCTCTCGTGTTTAATGTAGTTATTTAAACTAACGAATTCTTCTTCAGTATAGAGATCAAGAATTTCTGCATCATATACACCAGCTTTTACATTATGACGAACAATGTCAAGAAGAGGCCAGGGGTGATATGAACCATATACTTCTTTACGAAGTTTATAGTTAATAAGACGTGCTGCAACGTATTGATAGTTAGGAGTATATTCGGAGATTAACTCTGCTGATGATTTAATGAGTAGTTCATGAATATCATAGGCTTTAATGTTATTATATAGTTGTATGTTAGCTTTTAATTCAATTTCAGATATGGATACACCGGTAATTCCATCAGTTGCCCAATACAATACTTTATGCAACTTTTCAAGGTCAAACGCTTCGGTTTTTCCATTACGCTTTACAACATTAATCATGCTTAACTCCGTCTTATAATTTTATTCAGTACTTCTATTATACCATATTTACAGCCGCTTGTACACCGTTAGAAGCAAATGTCGTTTGGATTTTTCTTTTCATTCATTGACACTTTGACGCAGTTGTATAAATCGATTAACGCATTCATTTGACTTCCAACCTCGTTATACTTCCTTGTTGTATTCGCGTTATCCTGAATGATACCACCAAACGTTAGATCAGTTAACGGAGGAAGCTGAGTAGCTTTCTGAGCCAATGAGTTTGGAAGATCAGGAACTTGAACAGGTGTTGCAATACCAGTGTTTGGTGTAACACTAGCACAACTTACAAGTAGAAACGCTAAAGGGATTATATATAAAAACTTCATTTCTGAGGTCCTAACTTACGAATAGCATTGAGTTCATTCAATACTGAAGGTTGAGCTTTACATTCTTTATATACGTTGTTGCTATTTAGAATAGCGTTTAAAGATTGCAGATGGACAGCCTCAGCTTTTACGCGTTCAGCTGCATCAGCTTTAATCTTCTTTTCGTATTGAGCAATAACGTCTTTTAGTTTCTGCTCTTGAGCACGATTACGAGCTTCTTCTTCAGCGATGATTTTGGCATATCGAGTATTCTCTGCTAATACGCCTTTTTCGTAAGCTGCATCTTCGATTGAGTTAATCCAGAGCTTACCTGCAATAATAACACTTATGACGAGTAGTGCTATACCTATTTGCTTCCAATATAGTAATAAAAATGCTGGCATCAATTCACTCCTTCGTCATCATCTCGAGTAAAACCCAAGATTAGTTATTATTTTTGTTTCGTACCCTTGGCACGGTTATACAGTTTATTTGTAGACCAACGACTACGTCGATCCATCTTAATTACCAAGCTTTTCTTTCCATTAGGATTCATATCAACTGCAGGTCCAGTTGAGTTGACAGGCGCTCCACCTTCCTCTTCAGCGAATTGTTTAAAGCTTTTAAAATTCATTTCATTATGTCCCGTGAGGATACGTAAATTTCTTGTTTTGTTTGTATATGTCTAATTCTATATATATGTTGGTCTAACATAACGCCAACTGGAATAGTATTCTCATCTACCATCACTCGTGTACCAGCACGAGCAATAATCTCGCCTGTCTTAGGTGATGCAACGTTTGTTGTAAGTGTATATGCACCAGGTGATAATGAGTTATCCCCAAGAACATACCATTTGTTTTCTTCTGCAATGAGTTGAGTTAAATCAAGGTTAACTTTTTCAAAGATTTTTAACATATACTTATCGGAAATGTTATAGTTATCCTTCAATAAGTATAATGCTGCAGCAATGTTAATGAATGGAGTTGGACCAGGCGCAAGATCAATAATTCGCTTAATGTTAAACACTAAACGAACAAAGAGTGTATATGCGTCTTTCTCTTCACTTGTCTTTAACTGAGAAGCTTTCTTTAATTGTTCGCCATTCTTACCAACAATACCAAGTTTATATGCGTCTGTGTCTGTCCACTTCATTGTCAATAAACGAAGGAATTGATACGTATAAACTAGGTCTGCTGCGCGTGTTAATACACCCATTATAGTTCCCTTAATACCCTAACTACATTATCATTTAATGGAATTTCAACCAACTCTTCTTCTTTAAGATAATTGAGATACACTAGGAATGTTTTTAACATTGGCCAGTGAGACTTATCTATCTTATAGAACATCATTTTGTTTGAAGCTTTAATGCCAAAGATATTATATAAAATAATTAAATGATTTAAAATTAATCGTTCCTGTAAATCACCTTGTTCTTGCCTTTTAAATAGTCGCTTTAAATATTTAAATCGATTTAAGTCATCATAGAACTCTTCAGTAGAAGTACACTGAGGGTTGCTATAGTGCCTTGAAGCATATAGCAAAAAGTTTTCATCGTTTAATTCATTGAACAACATATGGTTCGCCTATTATATAGTGTAAGGGTTACTGATAAGTTTATTTATCAATAACCCCGCGAACACTTACTACATTAAATTTTACTTACGAAAATCTTTTAAAGTCTTCATTTTAGATTCACCTTTGTGATTATCGCCAGGACGCGCTGGTGCTTGAGACTTAACGCCACACTCTGGTTTAGTCTTATATGGCGTTGCAGTTACATCAACCTGATAGTCAGATTCAATATGTTTAGCAACCCAATCAACTTCTGCAGGCGCACGAGGAGCTAGTTCACCATCATCCTCTCCTTTGCCACCTTCAAACCCACGCTTGATTTTGTCATTAGAAGCTTTTACAACCTTGGTATTCACCATTGCTTCTTCTAGTTCAATCTGTTGATCGACTAATTCAAACTCTTCAGCAAAAGATTGAAATTCTTCATCGCTCAATTGTTCAATAAACAAATCTAGCTCTTCTTCTGATGCCTCAAGCAAAGCATCCCAATTCCATTCCATAGATTCCTTTGTTAAGCGATCAACCGCTTTACTAATATTCTTTGTACGTTTAATAGCACCTGAACGAACTTTATTAATGTCATCCTGTGATGCGCCAACTGCTTTTCTCATACTATCACGTGCATCGGATTGACCAGACATGTGGCGATTTGTATAACGATCTACTTCATCTGCATCTGCTTGCTTTTTAGCAATTGCAGCGCCTTTATTTGCCATATCGCTTGAAGCTTTCTTAACATATGATCCAAGAGTGGATTTTGACAATTCATCTAATGATTCCTCTTTCAATGAAGATAGATGTTTATCTAAACTGGCAAACTTATTTGTACTGTCACCAGTAGCTTTAGTTCCTTTATGATTCCATTCACCATAACGGTTAATAGAAATCTCACCATGTTTTGGGTGTTTCATTCCAGCACCATAAGTGGTTCTGTTGAATTCCATACTGTGTTTCTTAGCAATAGCACCAAGATTATCATCCTCTTCATCTAACGCTTCTTCTTTTGTTAACTTATCGGTCGGTCTATAAACTGCTTTACCTAAACCTATTGCTCGTTTACTCATTACAGCTTGATGTTTTGCAAATTGTTTTTTATCGCCATCACCATACGTTCCGTGATGCGCTTGCATGCCTTGCCCTGCTATAGTTTGCTGGGCATTAGCTTTCTTAACATATGATCCAAGAGTACTCTTTGACAATTCATCTAACGCTTCTTCTTTTAAGTTATATTTCTTTTTATACCAATCAGGTGAACCACTGGTTTTTCTAAAATGTCTAACGGTTGCAGAATCATTCGCCTGGTCACGGTACTTATTCTCAGCCGTTGTGTTGTGAGATTTCATTGCTTCAGCTGCTTTATGTGCATCTTTAGCAATATGTTCCAACTCAGCATTAGTTTTTCTATGGTACTCATGGCCTTCAAGTGGATGTCGTTGTGATGGACGACCTTCTTGAACAACTTCTTCTTTAAGTTCACCATTTATCCAATGGTCGGCATGAACACCGTTTAATTTTAATTCTAACTTGGCTGCATGTACTTTATCAGCAGCAACTTTAAAATAAGTGGACTTGTCGCTTTGGCCATTATGTTTTGCACCATGTTTTTTCAAGATATTACCAATCATTTCGTGGCGATATGGATGTGAATGTGGAATTGCTAGTTCATGTGTCTCAGATTCATTAACAACTGACTCTTTAAATACGTGTGGATGAAGATCTTTTGCTTCTGTTGAATCGTTACTATAGTGATTCAATACAGCTTTCTTAACATTTGCTTTTGGACCATGATAAGACAACTCATCACTACCATGATACTTAGTGCTTACACCATGTGTCTTCTTCATATAATCAGCGTGATCTTTCTTTTCGCTGTCTGATGATAAGCCATGTTGTGCATTACCTGAAGAAGTTTCTTCACTGAGTTCTGTTTCTTCTTTACGAAGAAGTTTAAAATCGTGTCCATCAAGCTTACCATTCTTATTCTTATCAAGCTTGTGTTGGTTACCCTTTAAAGCTTCAGACATTTTAGAAGTCTTTGTCTTAACTTTCATTGAGCCATTATCAGTTTTGCCTTCGTCATCATATTCACCTTCATCTTCTTCGTCGTCTTCGCATTTCTTACCCGACTTAGAAACATCAGACTTATTTGATGTAGTAATTTCTATTGCTTCAGACTTACCAGCTTTGCATTTAGCTTCGGCTAGTTCCTGAGGTGTTTTATTTGTTTCGAGCATACTCAAATATATTTGAGCCAGACTCATCGTTTTTTCGTCAAATGACATTGAGTATCTCCTGTTAAATTGTTAAATTATTTTGCAACGCCGATGGACATTGCTGCAGCTGCTACTACAACTGAAACTGCAGCGCCTACAACAAGCCAAAAGAATTTTGAAAGGGTTTTTACATCTGCTACATTTGATTCAGACTTTACTTCTAACATATGAATCTTAGTACTATTGGCAATTATTGCTTCTTTAATATCTTTAGTATCTTGCATAAGAATAGCAATTTTCTCTTCAGCACGTGCTAATGAAATTACAGCATCTGCTAACTGATCCAGCTTTTCTTCAATTCTATTCATACGTTGGTTATTCGTACGAGCCTCTTCATTATGACTATCAAGTTTATGTGATAGAGATTCAAGTTCTTTTAGAGTTGTGTTTGCCATCTTTGTTACCCTAAGATTGATGTTGTTATTTATTCTTCTTCTTTACCTGCTGCCTTAAGACGGAATGCTTTACGCACATCGGCATCCATTACACGGTCAACTGAAAGAATTGAATCTGCTTTTTTAATAATTTTTCTCAAATTCTGTTTTACTTCACTAGGACTTGCTGAAGTAATATACATTGTAGGTAATCCCTCAACTTCAACTTTGTAACTAGCATCTTCTGACATACGAGTTCTTTTTGCTTGAGCTGTCATTTTATCTGAAGCTTTTACAACACCATCAAATCTTTTATCGGCCTTTTTATCTTGCCCAGCTTTATCAAGTGCATGTACACTTGGCACTGCTTTATCTACATAACTTGCAAGAGTCTTATTTGATAATTCGTTTAAATCTTCTTTCATATAAGCATCATACTTATTCTTCAAATGCTGTTGAGCTCTTGCATGAGCATCTTTACCATGTGTTGCACGACTAAAGGTTGCTTTTGTTTGTCCAGTATTGCCAAGGACTTCATAGTTACCCTTGCCATCAGATGATACGTAAGGTTTTTGCTTACCCTTCATACGATCAGGCACAACAGATTCTTTAGTATCTTTCTTCTTTGCTACTTGTTGGCGAATAGCATTACGAGCTAAGTCACGAGCACGAGACATTGGTGTATGAATAGCACCAGATTTATCTTTTACGTTGCTAGGCGTCTTAGTATATGGACCATCGAATGGAACAGTTGACTCAGTACGAACTGCTTTAGCCATCTTATCTTTAATCTTGTTCATGTAATTCTGATGAACTTTAACTGCATCATGGTCACCATTCTTATTTGCTGCAATAGCTTTTTCTGAGTGACGAGCCAATGCTGCTCTTAATTGATTAACGTTATTCGTTGCTTCATCTAGATCTTCTTTTATTTGTACAACAGAATGGAGCACATCGTCTTTTCCATCTTTGCGTTGTAATCTGCTAACACTTGCATGTTTTTTAGCAGCTTCTAAACTTTTATGATTGAAATCCATCATATGAGCTACTTTACCAGTATCCGGATCATGATATGTAGCACGATAACGATTTGGATAATTGTTTGCTTCATCTAGATCGGTTTCTTCATTACGCGCTTTTGCTAAGTTAGCTGGAGCAGAAATAGAATCTTTACGTGGACCTTTTACATCAGCAACTGTAAGTGGTTTCTCACCCTTTTGCTTACGTAGATAAGCAGGAACATCTGACTTATTAACATTTTCTTTCATAGATTCTTTTTCCGAGGTTGATTCGTTTGATGCTTGATAACTCTTTTCATGATGAGCGTCTGCTTTATCTGAATGCGCTTGAGCAAGTGAGTTTTGGCCAAGTTGTGAATGGTAATTAGCCATTGAATCGTGATGACGTGCCATGTGAGCGTGATATTGCTCTTTATTACCCTTAGCTAAAGTAGCCTTTTCTTTATGACCTTGAGCAATATCCCAATGCTTATCTGCGTTGCCACGACCTTCATTTATATCGATTTCTTCACGCATTGATTTATACTTATCTAACATATCTTTGTTTTTATATTTAGCAACAAGCGAAGGTGTACCCATATCTCCAGCACCATTCTCTTCACTTATATTGCGAATTTTAAAAAAGTCTTTCATTTTGTTTTGTCCTTAAGTCCTACGAATGAGCTAAAACTACGATGTTCAAATGCTACACGTTTCTTTGCCATTTTAACTTCTTTATCCATTGCTTTTTGAAGTTTTTTGGTAGTTATACCTTGGTCAAATGGTTGAGCCCCGACTACTTCGTCAGGCCTGCTTTTATCGACAACATCAACATCTCCATCAACGTCTATATCTTTATGAATTACACTATGCTGCATTGCATGTTTAAAATTAGGCTGAAGAAGATGGTGTCTAACTGAACCAACATCTTCTTCAACATCTTTATCGTCCGGCTTAGAATTCTTAAACCGAACTGCGTGGGCGCGAACCTTACGACCCGATGGAGTAACTCTTACATCAGCGCTAGAGATTACATCAACACCTTCACTCATTTCTTCTAATTTCTCAACTGCATCTAACCATTTACGCATCTTACGTCCATCATGCATTTCAACCAATACATAATTTGAACCAAGATTAATAATCCGGCCAACTTCGCCCGATTCTTTGATGATTACTTCATCGTCTACACCATAGAGACTTCCTGCAACATATGCTTCACGAGTCTCGGATACTGATTGTAGTTGAAGATGACTACGGAAGTCATGAGATTCTTTTAATCCCATACCCGTACGAATATCATTAAAGAGTTGTTTTGTTTCTTTGAATCCTGAAGGGATTCCTTTTGAGAATATTTGGAAGTCGTTTTCAAAAGCTGCAGCACGCAACTTTGAAGCAGACATACCTGTTGCACCATCAGCATCAGGATCTCGTTCACCTGCAGAGATAATGTTTACACCACCGTCAAAATTATAAAAGCCATGACGACCTTTTACGCCATTATACTTTGAGCAGAGTGCTTCATATTCTGGTACACGATCTGAACCAGCAATAAGGTTAACCTTTGTATATCCTTCATCGTATAACTTTGTTAAAATATCAAACATTGTTTTGATCTTAGGATCAAGTACAATTGAACGTGCATGGCGTGGAAACATCTTACGCATGTACTTAACTTTAGTAGTATACTCTAATGGATTTTTCTTTGAATCAGTTGTTTGAGTTGCGTATATTCTATACGTAGAACCTCTTGCAACTTTTGCAGTTGCCTCAAGTAACTTTTCATGTCCAATTGTTGGAGGATTAAATCGACCCCAAGCAAAGGTGACTTCTTTTGTTGCTTCAGTTACATACGCCGTAAACGATTTAAATTGATTCATAATATAGTGTGTTATGCTTGTGGTAACGGAGTTGTATTTGCAGTAGTTTTCTTATTGCCAGAGTGGCGTTGTAAATCTAGTTTACGAAGACGAGGAATAAGTTTTGTTGCTAAACGAGCAATACCTGCTTTACGCTTTGCAATAATCTTTTCATATTGAGCGCGTTGGCTATATGGTAGATCAGATTTTTCTTTATTTTTAAGGATACGCTTTAGCATAAGCTTACGAGCCATACGCATTGCTCGACGCTTAAGTACTTCTTGAGAAGCAGTGTGGCGTTCAGCGCGCTTTCTTCCCATTGAAATTTTGGCCTTGCTGCGGCGCATTGACTGCTTACGTGCTAGTCGTTGTTGGGTATTCAACACTTCGTCAATTTGACTAGTTGTATCGCCCGATGCTTCTTCGCAGAATTGTTTGAAACTTCCCATTTTTGTTCGCTCTTTCCATTAGGGTAAGGTAATATACCTAGCCTATTACAATATGTATTTTACTCAAGGTTATTTATACATAGTCAACTTTTATCTTTTAAAGGCACAGAAACCCACCCTTTCCAACTACGGTTTTTGCATTCAGACAAGTATGGTATATTCATTTCTTTACACCACGGTTTAAGGTTTAATACTATAACCAATATAACCTTCACTTAAAAATTTGTATGCGATTTTCTTTTTACCCAGTATACGTAAAACATATGTTAAGAGCTCCAACCTTTCAGTATGTCAGCGCTGAAATTCGCCTTACTAAATTCCATACGATCTACAATCTTAACTGCTCCACCGGTCATATGGTCTATAGCAACGAATCCTTCAACACCAGTAGTCTTAAATCCAGTGGTTGTTTTTAAGAATGTTTTAATATGACCTGCTTCATTCATCTTATCAATAACCATTTGTTTAGCATCAACAATTAAATTTGATAAATCGAAAATGTTAACAATCTCTGAACGAGAATGAATCTTAAAGAATTGCATTACTGCATCTCTCTTAGCAGTCCATTGTTGTTTAGATTTATCAGTCTTCTTTGAATCAATTTCTTTCTGATACTTATCACGGATATATTCAATCAATCCTGCAACGTGAGAAGTTGTATTTGTAATCTTTTCACCTGCTCGAACCTTAGTATTATTATAGGTCTTTACGAGAGTGAGAAGATCAGAGTCATTAGAGATGTAATCAATAGTGCGGCCGTTAATGTTTCTAAAAAGTGTACCTGCTTTTGAGAGGATAGCCGTAAGTCGTTTAGTTTCTGCTTTCGTGAACGTAGCCGTTCCAGAATAGTCTTTATAGTTTGCATCATCCATCCATATCGTAGTAACATCATTAAACTTATCAGTGATTGTTTTACCAAACGTAGCCTTCATTGTCTCAAATGAAGAACCAGTATATGTAGTATGCCAAACAACACCAATTTTAGAAGAACGAATCTTTTTGCCTAACTCAGAATCATATGGTACTGCATATAAAATAGTATTAGGATGGAAGGTAATATATTTTTGACCATCAATCGTTTCTTCTTTTGTATCAGAAGTAAACATTAAGTCGCCTTGATAAACACCTGACTTAATACCTAACTTACTGAATTCCGATAAAGCAATCTTTAACTTTTCAGCAAGATCACCAGTTGTATCTGCATCAACTTCTGAAGCTTTCTTATATATCTTTGGCGACTTATTAAACACGCCTTTCTTTGCAACAAAGAATTTACCATCGCTTGGATCTATACCTGCAAAAATAGCAGGCGCACCATCCCATTTCACTGTTGCAGTAACTTTATTATTACTTGATCCTGCTAACATATCACGAAGATCTTGTAAAAAATTAATGGCTCGACGCATGCCGGTAACGCCTTCGTCAAAAACTAAATCTTCAACGTGAGTCATATGAAGATTCTTTTCTTCCTTGAGTTCAACGAAGCTTTTGAATTCCATCATGTTTAGCAATTCCATTTACGTAAGGCTAGTGCTTTACGAGTTGGACGTCCTTTTTCATCTTTCATTGGACCTTCCATACCACCCATTCGTGCACAGAAAGACTTACGACGATTTGCTGCTTTACTTCCTGCTTTTAATTTTGATGGAGGGGTAGTGACTGGGGCTTGTAAATTACCACCTTTAGCATTGTATGCATCGCGGCCTTTTTGAGTTAAGCCACCAGTAGAAGACTTATGTCCCTTGGCATCAACTGCGGCTTCTGTAAATTGTTTAAATGTATACATTATCTTCCTAAGATATTTTAATAAACACTGCTGATAGTTCTGAAGCTGAAGAAGCATATCCAACAATCTCTCTTAATATAGCTTCCTGCTTAGCGTTATTTAACTCTTTGAATGTAGCAAACGTTTCAAGAGTAAGAAACTTTGAATATTTCCAATCATTGGTTTGTCCAACAGGACTATTTACTGTTACACCTAGCATCTTTGCAAACTTTAAAATAGCTGAATCGATTGCCTGATCTTTATTTTGAATTCTTTGAGCAATGGCGTTTGCATTTCCTGAAGATAATTTAGCACCTTCATTAGCAAAAATCTTTGCAATACCACCACCGCCGATTTTACCACCTGCTGCATATTTACCTTTAATCTCGCCTTGCCATCCACCCGTATCAGAGAATGATCGAGTTTGGATTGACATGTTTGGATCATCTTTATACGAGAATAAGATATATCCATCTTTAGATTTTGGTGAAACAGTAAATGATTTAAACTTAGCGTTAGAAGGCTTTCTGTCTAAATTGAAAACCTCATGATGTGCAGTTGCACCAAGTTTCTTAAGTGAAACACCTATTGCCTGATGAGACGTATATAACTCTGAGATGAGTAGATTAAGAGAGGCAAAGGTTTGATCAGTTGGTGCATTCTGAATAATAGACTTACCCTTTGCGGTGACTAACCAGATGTCGGCAGGTGACCATTTGTTGATGTTAGCAAAGTAATTATCTTTCTTATTTGCAGAAGCAAACATTGTGTTAATCTTATCAACAAGAGTAGAACCTCGATGGAATTCATACTTTGTTAGATTGCCTCTAAACTCTGCCATCTTTTTCATATAATTGGCAATCTTAATTGAAGATTCAACCCATTCTTCCGGAAGCTTTTCAATAATGTCTTTTATACTTGCAGTTGTATCACATTTACTTGATACTGTTTTATTAAGCTTTAAAAAATCATCAAGAGACTCAAGTTTACTATTATTAAATGCGATTGCAGTATACCAACATTGTGCTGACTCTCCAAGATTCGTGATCTTCGCACCTGCGCCTGATCCGCCTCCGCCCTTTGCGTCTTTATAGACTATTGTAACTTCTTTATTATCAGGAGTTTTAATCTTTGTTACGTTAAAAGAAGATCGTGTTTCTTTAACGTCGAGATACTTATATTTGAATTTGTCAAGGTAAGCATATAAGTCTTTCTTTACCTTAATACGATCAACAACCTTAATTGTAATGATAGAACCCGACCCGTTAACAGTTAACGCACCACTATATACAGTGGTGATTAATTCTTTAACATATTGGTTCGTCATTATGGCCATACTTCTATTTATACAAAAAAATGGCGGAGACAATTGCGCCCCCGCCAAAATACTACCACACAGTAAGGAAACCTTTAAACTACCTCTTTCATAAACTTTTTATATAATTGATTTTGCATTTTATATGCTTCTTTTTCCCAAGGTGATTGGCGATAAGAAGTCTTAGTATGATCAGTACCCTTCCAAGAAATACTATGGCCTGTTAAGAGGTGGCGTTCTCGCATTTCTCCAAGAGCATACTGTTTAACGTGTACTAATTCATGAAATAGTGTTTTGCAAAAGTCTTCGACAGATTGGTTTTCAGCAAGATCAATGCTGAACTCACGAGGACGAATATTGCAATCCTCATAGATACACCAACCCACTACATTACCTTCGGACTCACGAAACTTACGAATACGAACAATAAAGCTGAGCGTCCTAAAGTTAGGTAAAAGCTCTTTTTTTGCAAACGCAATAATTTCACGCGTTAGCGCTTTTTGTAGAGGACTGCCTCCTCGTACTCTAATTTCCATCTTACCTCCGATACAAGTAAGCGTCTAAGATAGTAGCATTTTTAATGCCACCAACGATATTACCAGCCCAGTCATATGAGACTAGACCGCGTGATGGTGGTGTAACAAACCCTGCTCTTGTTGGCATTTTTACTTCTGGCTTACGGCCACGAACTACAATGCGATGTTTAATGCTACTCTTCTCAGATTTACTTACAAGCTTATTGATCGTTTTGACCATTGCACGAAGATCTTCCAACTGCTGCATATCAGCGACTGACTTGACATCAAAGGTGCCGATATAATTACTAGACGTACGTTTTTTAATTTCCATTATTATAGATCCTTTTTTACTGTTTATAGATCTATTATACCACAGGTAAATCTACCTGTAAAGGTTTATTTTCAAAACTGTATCATTTTAGACACGGTTTTAAGTCCGTCAGGAGGGCTTGAGGGCACTTTTAAGCTTTTTAGTGGTATATTACCCTTCAAAATCATAAAAAGACGTCCTGAGGGCCCTTATTCAGTCTCTTTTTGAGTGGATTTAAGCTTATAAATATTACAGAGGCCAATAAGCTCCTCATTATCATCAAACTTAATATAACCCTCACTCACTAGCATATCAACTGCTCCTGATACACCTTCTGCATATACCGTACGTTTAATATCCCATAAGCTAAGAAACCACCATGCTGCAAATGCTAATAACATCCACCAATCTAAGAACATACGGCCTCCTTGTTATTATGACTCTAGTGTATTTATAACTGAGCCGTCTTTTGTGAGAGCTTCACGTTCCTTATAAAAATTATATAATTTTACGCAATTTGCAAACTGATATGGATAGTGTTCAAAGTTTGGAAGTTTATCTCCAAAGAACTTTTCCATATCATTATATTTTGCTAATACTTCTTCATCTGTCATCTACTTAAATGCTTTCTTATATTAGCATGACATTGTCCCAAAACTCCTATTGCCATGTGTGTCTGTCCTTCTACTAACCAATCGGATGCTTTATCAATATCATCCATTAAGAATACAATCAATTCTTTATCGGTAAGTACATTCTCACTAGGCGCGTTCTTTCTATAACATATAAGTAAGTCTATTAATTTTGATTCTTCTTCAGAAAGACTGCGCCCTCTAACTCTATTCAACACAGACTCAAGCATGTCTACAGTTTTAGTTGAGATCATTATCACTCCTAGCTTTCCTTGCTTGCTTCTGAGCGATCTTTGCAAGATTTTGTTGTGTAAAGTAGTCACTCAATAAGTTAGTATAACGCTTTTCATATTGCTCAAGCGCCTTTGCAACTTTACCATAAACACGAGGTTTACCATGTTCTTTTTTACGGCCTGGACCAGACTTCGTAAAGCGTGATTTAAACTTTTGTTGTTGATAACCTTCACTTGGAAGATTTTCCATAATCTTAGAACGTAGTTCTTCAGAGGTTAATACTTCAGTTGCTTCTACATCAATCACAGTATTTTCAGTCATTTACTTCTCCTTCGGTTTATTCATAATAATATCAAGCACATCCCAAGCTTCTGGAAAAAAATCTGATGATTCAGTTAACTCGTCTACTTGGCATATTGCAACTAAGTTTAAAAGTATTTCTGAATCGCTTTTGTCGCGATCATTTAAACCTCTTTGCCAACTACGAATTTGGTCCATAGTATCGAGTGACCACATTATATCAAGTAAAAGAACTTGTCTATTTGTTAGGCCATTTATACTTATCATAAAGTTATTTATCTATTTTGGGATTTTAATCCTAACATTGCGTTTAGACACCCAATTCTCTGCGCAGTTTTCAGCGTACTCTTGTGTCTTTTCTTTAATCTCACGTTCTTCAACACATTCATCACCACGATACATTGCAACCCAATATGCATCACCAACTGACATGAGTATAGCACTACGATTTGTTTCATCGTTTGCATATTCAAAAAGTATCTTCCTTGGTTCTTTCTTTGTTAAAGACCAAGAGCCATCTTTCAAATCAGTCCATACTAAATCATCGCCTTCTTTCCAACCAGCTATTTCTAATAGATCTTCTGGAAAGGTAACCATAGCATCTCCAGTTTCTGGATCTTCTTCAACATTTAGTGTCCAACTCTTTTTATCTGTCATTACATTTTAATCCCTGAAAAGTCCTGGCGTTCAGCTTTCATACGTCTACCAGAATCTGATTGGTCAAACAAAGGTGTGTCTTGAACTAATGTCTGTGCTGATTGCTCAACATCATATAACTTCATTCGACTACGATCAACACCAATTACAAATCTCTTATACGTTGTAGGATCGTTATAACGATTCTTTAATTGTTTCACCATGATTTGACCTAGTTTTTCTAAGTCTTCAGTTGATACAAGTGCAATCATTAAATCGGCAGTTGCAGGAAGACCAAAACTTTCACTCGTATCTTCCATTCCTACGTCGGTGTTTGAGTTGTGTGTGAGGATGTCATTGGCAAAAAACAAATGATTTCCGCTTACTTCAATATCTATTAAGTTGCGGGTTTCTTCAATATCTTCTATTTCAACTATTTCATCATAATGCATTAATTTTTACTCCGTATTTTGGATGTGGTTTGCTATAATCATTTCTGCGCATATATGTCATTATACTTTACAATTAATTTATCTCCTACCTTTAACCCAAAATTAATAGACTTTTCATGTCCTTCATATGTTGGGAATAGATGGTCTGATGAACAATATATAACTTTACCAGATTTAGTTTTAATCCTATAAGTTTTTTTATACTGAACCGGAAACACCGTTTCAACTGTATTCCAACCATTGCTAGAAAGAATTTCATCACCAACTAAAACATCTTTTAAGAATTTGTTGCCTTCCTTTCCAATAACCTCAGTAAAAGGATCTAAACAAAAACCAGATCTTGTAGTTTGTGTTGCACTTACAATAGGTACATTAAACTCAACTGCAAGACCACGAATTTCCTCGGCAATAGATTTAATATATGTATAGGAATTAATAGATCCTCCCATACCTTTCATACGAGAAGATGAACAGATGTTTAAGTAATCGATAAAGATAACATCCGGAGCAAAGTTCTTCTTCAATTTCAACTCATTTAAGAGTGCTCGAAAGTGACCAACGTGAGCAGCACCAGTTGGATACTCTTTAATAATTAACTTACCAATGTTCTTTGCAGCAATCTTTGCAATCTTTGTTTCATACATATCTTTTGAAAGATTTTCCAATTGGTCTACTGGCAAGTTCATTAGGTTAGCATCAATACGTTCTGCAATTCTTTCCTCGGCCATTTCCATTGTGATATAGAGAACGTTCTTTCCTTGAGTTAAAGATGCTGCACCACAATGACACATGAAGAGTGATTTACCAACACCAGTGTTGTGAGAAGAAATTCCATTTGTATAATATCTATGATTTTCATGCTCAACGTTTATATCAACGATAGGAATAGATTTTCCAGTAGTAATTACTTCACCTTTTTTATATCCTGTTTTTGTTAGGATATTAATTAGACCACGCCCAACTAACTGACTAGCAGAAATCCATCCTATGTTTGTTTCAAACAAATGATCTGCATTACAGGAAACAGTTTCAAGTGTGTTTTCCATTTGAAGCACATGCTCATCATATATACCTTTATTAATAAAATAATTAACAGGAACGTATCCATCTGGAGAATCAACTTCAACTTCATAACCATTTTCTAATAGCGTTTGTATTTCGGCAATAGGTATTTCTTTTTCATTCCACATTAAAACATCCTTTTGTATAAATATAATTGTTGATCGCGGATCGCCACAATCCCATCAACTCTATCCATTATAACATAACTTTTGGAGAAAGTAAATGGACAGCATTACTATTTATTCTAATCTTTGCAAATCACATAAGTACTTAAAAGAATCTTATGGTCCTGGCTCAGG